AGGGCCGCCTGCGCGTTCAATCCGTACCGCCTGAAGAGTTTCTGATTGACCGCCGTGCGCGTTCCATCGAGACCGCCGAGTTTGTAGCCCACCGTCGTTACGTTACCGTGTCCGATCTTGTGAAGATGGGCTACGATTTCGATGAGGTTCAAGACCTTGGCTTCGAAACGCTAGACGACTTCGAAGGTAACCAAGAAACCTTTGACCGTAACCCGCAAGCGTTTGTCCAAATCACAGGCCGCACAGATACGACATCGCGTAAAGTCCTCTACATTGAGGGCTATGTGTACGTTGACATGGACGGCGACGGAATCGCGGAACTTTGCCGCGTCTGCGTTGCTGGCACGGCCAACAAGGTACTGCATTGGGAACCTTGCGACTTTATTCCGTTCGTAGACTTCTGCCCCGATCCAGAGCCACACACATTCTTCGGTATGTCGATTGCCGACGTGACGATGGACATTCAGCTTATCAAGTCGAATATCCTGCGTAACACGCTGGACAGCTTGGCTCAGTCGATCCACCCACGCACGGGTGTCGTTGAAGGCCAAGTTAACATCGAAGACGTGATGAACACCGAAGTCGGCGGCATTATTCGTATGCGTGCACCGGGTATGGTGCAGCCGTTCACGATGCCGTTCGTCGGGCAGCAAGCCTTCCCGATGTTGCAGTACATGGATGAACTGCGCGAGAACCGTACCGGTATCTCCAAGGCCGCGTCTGGCCTCGATGCGAATGCGCTTCAGTCCTCGACCCGCGCTGCTGTCGCAGCCACGATTACTGCTGCAGCGCAGCATATCGAACTGATCTGCCGTATCTTCGCCGAGACGGGTATGAAGAGCCTGTTCCACAAGTCGATGCAGCTTATCGCCAAGAACCAAGATGCTCCGCGCATGGTGCGTCTGCGTAATACGTTCGTGCCGATTGACCCGCGTGTGTGGGATACGAACATGGATGTCGTCGTCAACGTCGCTATCGGTACTGGTAGCAACGAAGAGAAGATGGCGTTCTTGGGTCAAGTCGCAGCCAAGCAAGAGATGCTTATGCAGATGGGCGCGCCACTGGCCGACATGCAGGGTTACTACAACACGCTGTCTCAGATGATGGCGCTGGCTGGATTCAAAGACCCGACTGTATTCTTCAAAGACCCAGCGATGATGCCACCTCCACCACCGCCTGCGCCACCGCAGCCGACACCGGAAGAGATGCTGTCTCAGGTTCAGATGGAAGCAATCCGCGCTGACATCCAGAAGAAGGCCGCAGAACTTGAGTTGCAGCGCGAAGAGATGCTGCGCAAGGACGACCGTGAGCGCGACAAACTCGATGCCGATATGATGATTAAGGCAGCCGAGATTGAAGCCAAGTACGGAGCGCAGGTCAACACGGCCAACATCGAAGCGTTGATGCAGCGCGACCGTGAGTTCCTACGCCAGCAGGGCGAAATGGAACGAGCAGCCGTGCAGGCTCAACAGGCCCAGCAAAACGCGCAGATGGCGCAGGCGGTTCAGCAAGCGCAGATGCCAACTGAAATGCCGATGCAACCAGAAATGCCACCAGAAGGAATGATGTAATGTTTGAAGACTATTACCTCAATGACCCCGCGCTACAGGGACTTCTGGCTGCTGCGGGGCCTATCATGGACACGCCTCGTCAAGCGGCGGTCATGCCAACGACGCAAGAGGTTGTTGCTCCTTACGATCTGAGCCTCTTGGCTGGCTTGGACTTAAGCGGTCTAGGCGGACTAAACTTCTCAGGCGTTGGCGGCGGACGGATGGGCAGTGTAATTCAAGACCCAAACGTACAGTACATTACTGCGCCAGTATCTAACAAAGGCAACCCAACGAGCAAAACGAGCGGCAATGTTTTTGCGGTAAGGACCGACCAGCCGGTGCGTCTTGTTGATCTGCGCACCAATAAGGTTATATTCGAAGGCACAGGCGTAGAGGCAGCGCGCAAAGCAACTGAACTAGGCCAAAACCTAACCAACACGCTTGGCAACAAAGCATCGTACAACATCCAAACTGCAAACCCATCCGGCGAGTACACGACTGTAGCCAACGAGAAGAAGAACAAAAGCGTGCTAGGCCAGATCGCCGACGTTGCGCTACCGATTGCCGCAAGTTATATTCCTGGCGTTGGCCCTGTTCTTGGTGCGGCTTTGGGTTCCGCAGCATCGAGCGCGGCCCAAGGGCGTAGCCTAGAGAATACATTGCTCCGCGCCGGATTGGCGGCGGGGGGTTCTGCTCTTGGTGGCCAAATATTTGGCAAAGCTGTTCCCGGAGGCGCTGCCTCAACAGGCGGCATCAACGCTGATTTAATCCCGAACGCGCTCGAAGGACTCAGCTTCGGCAGTCTTACAGGTGCGTCAATTCCTGCGGGCGTCGGCGGCGCTGCTGGCGACATCATCGTAAACGCAGCACGAGCAGTCGCGCCTAGTCTTGTCGGCTCAACAGTTGGCGGTGTGCTTGGATCAGCGGTTGCATCGCAAGTAGGCACGCCAAACCAACGCAACGTGGTTGACGGCATTGATCAAGAAACTGGCGAAATTGTTGTATCGACTAGACCAGACCCTATAGCAGTCACGCAAAACCCCGGTCTGGGGTCAGCTCTCGCCGGTCTACCTGCGCTCACTGAATTAGCTATGGACCCAACGCTAACACCGCCACAGCCTGAAGATATTGTCGTGAGCGGTAACCGCCCTGTACCAAAAACTGTCGTTCCCGATGAACTCGCGGCGGCTGGGTCTGTGCTTGCTGGTCTCGGCTTATCGCAAGTACCAACACCCGACAAAGCACTGACGGGGACATCGTCTATTCTTAAGAGCGATGACGTTCTCGGCACTGGCCTAAACCTATCTCAACTTATTTCCATTGGCGGTATCGGAACCAATCTTCTAGGCAGCCTTTTAGCTGGCGGCGATGGTACTGGAACAGGAACAGGAGTGCCGTATGTTTCCCCGTTCGGTGCAGGCGCGGGCGTAGGTATAGGCGCAGGCCGAGATATGCGCGCCAACCCAAACATCATAGACTACGAGCGGTATGGTTTTGGTCCGGAAGCTATGTTCTTCCAGCCGGGGTACGGCCTGCTTAACTCTGCGGCTCCTGCTCCCGCCCCAGCTTTACCCCAAGCACAGCCCGCAATGGTAACTAACCCTAGATACGAGCCGTTGATTTAATGGACCCAATGACAAAAGCTAACCACGCAAAGCGCCTTCTTGAGGATGAGATTCTCAAGGAGGCATTCGACGCAGTGGAAAGAGATATTTTTGAAGAGTGGCGTAGGTCGGCTCATACTGACTATAGCGGACGCTCTGACATGTTTCACACGCTCAAAGGACTTGAGCGGTTGAAAGCCCGCCTACAGGCAATCCTTGACGACGGCTTAGTCGCCAAATCAAGGAGTTAACATTTAATAAAGAAGGTGCTATATGACGGAACAAGTCGGCAACCCCAGTGGGATCGGCCTCCACGAAGCAACACTAGCCATCGACCAACTGCTTGGCCCGAATGAGGACAACCAAGATCAGGCCGAGGCGCAAGAGCCTGAAGAGGCTCAGGACGACGCGGAAGAAACTGAAGCCGAGAATTACTCGGAAGAAGATGAAGCCGAAGAGTCTGACTCGGATGAAGAGTACGACACAGAAGAGGTTATCGAACAGGAACTTCCTGACGATCTAACCATCAAGGTTAAACTTGACGGTGAAGAAACGGAAGTCACCCTTGACGAACTTCGGAAAGGTTATTCTCGTTATTCGGATTACACACGGAAAACTCAGGCATTAGCTGAAGAACGCAAGTCGTTCCATAGCGAAGCCGAAGCGATCCGTATGGAACGCGCTCAATACGCGGAACTGCTACCGGCGCTTAAAGCGCAACTTGAGGTGCAGTCCGATGCTGAGCCTGATTGGGACAATCTTTATAACGAAGACCCCATTGAGGCGGCGCGGTTAGAACGGCATTGGAATAAGTCTCGTCAGGAACGGGCCGCTAAACTTCAGGCTATTAATACTGAACAGCAGCGAATTGCTGAAGAGATGGCCAGAGAGCAACAGCGGGCCTTGGCTGACATTGTGCAGTCAGAGCGCGCCAAACTCACGGAAGTCATTCCTGAATGGAAAGACGAAAGTACAATGCAAAGCGAAGCTAAGGAACTTCGTGAATGGGCTATAAACAACGGGTTTAGCGAACGCGACCTGAGTGCACTTGTTCAAGCCAGTCACGTCTCAATCCTGCGCAAAGCGATGATGTTTGATAAGGGTTCGAAGAAAGTGGAAAAGGTGAAGGCACAGCCAAGAAAGGTTGCGCGGATCGTCCGTCCCGGTTCTTCAGGTACTCAAGTCGCAACACGTTCGACCGATGTAAAGAAAGCTTCCCAGCGCCTTGTGCGTAGTGGCCGCATCTCTGATGCAGCCGCTCTTTTGGATAAACTCATTTAATAAGGACGTGAACTAATGGCTATTGTAGCAAATACTTTTACCCGGTACTCCGCTATCGGTATTCGTGAAGACTTGTCGAATGTTATCTATAACATCTCGCCAGAAGAAACCCCGTTCATCTCGAACATCGGTCGTGAGAGCGTCAAGAACACCTACTTCGAATGGCAGACAGACAGCCTCGCTGCTGCTTCGGCTGCTAACGCCGCGCTCGAAGGCGATGACGTTTCCTCGTTTGCTGCTGTTAACCCAACCTCACGCGTTGGTAACTACACGCAGATCAGCACGAAGAACGTCGTCATCTCCGGTACGCTTGAAAGCGTCGATAAGGCAGGCCGTCGTTCAGAACTGACCTATCAGCTTGCTAAGCTGGGTTCGGAACTGAAGCGCGACATGGAAGCTGCTTTGCTTGCCAACCAAGCTGCTGTTGCGGGTAACACCACAACTGCACGTCGTACTGCTGGTCTGCCTGCATGGTTGACCTCGAACACCTCGTTCGGTTCAGGCGGTGCTAACCCAACTGTTGGCTCGACCCCAACTGCTGCTCGTACCGATGGTACGCAGCGTGCGTTCACAGAAACACTTCTGAAGAACGTAATCCAGAGCGTCTGGACGCAGGGCGGCACGCCAAAGATGTTGATGGTTGGTCCGTTCAACAAGACGGTTGCTTCGGGCTTCACCGGCATTGCAACTCGCTTCCGCGACGTTCCTGCTGGTCAGCAGGCACAAATCGTTGGCGCAGCCGACGTTTATGTGTCTGACTTTGGTACGGTTAACATCGTTCCTAACCGCTTCCAGCGTGACCGCGATGCGTTCATCGTCGATCCTGATTACGCATCGTTGGCAGTTCTTCGTCCAATCCAGCAGATGGAACTGGCGAAGACCGGCGACGCCGAGAAGCGTTTGATGCTCGTCGAGTACGGCCTCAAGGTCAACAGCCAAGCCGCGCACGGTATCGTAGCCGACTTGACCACTTCGTAAGAAGGTCTATCTGGGTGAGGGGGCATAACGCCCCCTCATCTAACTATTGAGGGTTTTATGACTAAACGCCTTATCAACGACGATGCTTTCACAGGCGTCAAAACGTTTTATGATTACGATGCCGAAAAGGACGAAGCGATCATCTCGAAAGAGCAGGACGTTTCGGGAATCATCGAGCAGAACAAGCGCGAGTTCAACGAAGCGCCGGAACGCTGGGGTGAGTGGACAAAGGTTGGCAGCATCCCGATTTCAGTGTATTACGAACTTGAGCGCCAAGGTATTACTAAAGACCAAGAGCGCATGAAGAAATGGTTGAACGATCCGGACAACCTTTACTTCCGCACAAGGCCGGGGACTGTTTAATGGCAATTTCTACATACTCCGAATTAAGGACTACGGTCGCGGACTTCCTTAACAGGGATGATCTGACTGCGGCGATCCCGTCCTTCATTTCATTAGCCGAGGCTGCGCTTAACCGCCGTCTTCGTTCACCGGAAATGGTGACACGGGCTACCGTCACTATTGACGCGGAGTATGAGAACCGCCCATCCGATTGGATGGAAACGATCCGCTATCAGGTTAATACCAATCCAATCACGGTTATGGAATTTGTAACGCCGGAAGAAGCTATCATCCAGAAGACGAAGTTTTCTGCGGCTGGCGTACCGATGTTCTTCTCAACTGTTGGCACTCAGTTCCAACATGTTCCTGCACCAGATGGTTCGTACACGGGCGAGTTGATGTACTACGCCCGCATTGCTGGTTTGTCGGATTCGAACACATCTAACTGGCTTTTAACGGCCAACCCTGATATATACCTCTATGCAACGCTCGTTCAAAGCGCGCCATATTTGAAAGAAGATGAGCGCATTGGTGTTTGGTCTAGTATATTAGACCGCCTGATGGCTGAATACGAAGTTGCAGAGCAACGGGCCAAGACCGGTTCAAGTCGGTTGGCTTCTAGGACAAGGACGTTTGGTTAATGCCTGATACGACAACTTCAAACCTTGGCCTCACTAAACCTGAGATCGGTGCATCCGCCGATACTTGGGGCAATAAGCTAAACACCGACCTTGATCTCGTCGATGCGCTCTTTGCCGCTAACGGCACAGGGACGAGCGTTGGTATTAACGTAGGTGTGGGGAAAGTAGCCGCTGTTGCCGGGACGCTTAATGTCACCGGCACTGTTTCTGGTGGCATTGTCGCCCCGCTTGCCTCGCCAACATTTACTGGCACGGTCGGTCTGCCTTCGACCACAAGCATCGGCTCAGTCTCATCGACTGAGATCGGTTACCTCGATGGCGTAACATCGAACCTCCAGACGCAGCTTGATGCTAAACTAGCCATTACGGCAGC